GACCCGGCAGATTTTAGGGAAAGACCATGAGCAACGGAAACGACAAAGCCGCAAATATACAGCGCATTCTTAATGTCGCCCAGACCAGCAGGACAATATTCGGGGGAGAGGCTCCTGAAAAACTAGTTTTCAAAGATGACGTCGCAATTCAGGTGGCATACGAGATTGTGGGCAAGGCACGAGAGTTAGCGTTGGAGGAGGCTCTTGCAATAATTGAAGATGCCGATCAGGCGGTTCTTGATAATGCCACTAACGCATATCTTGAGGATGAACCGGGGTCGGGTAGCTGGGACGATGACAGGACATCTAAATTCTTGTATGGGCATGGCGTCGGGGAAGACGCCGACGTGACTTTGTTCGTGCCAGACTTCACGGCGAAAAATGTCGACACATTGGTGAACGAAGTCACCAATAAGTGGGCGGGCATTATCGGCGTCACTGACCGCGCTGCTATTTCGGAGACCTTGAGGCCAATAGTCGAAGGCTCGCTTTACAAACACTGGACAATTGACGATGGCAGGATGGTTCAAGGAGCGCCGACTGTCATAACGGGCATAAGCCCGATATGGGAAGACGCTCTAAAAGGCATTTATCAAAATATGGACCTGGAGCTGCTTGAGGACCCCAGGCATCTCTTGAGAACAGAGAAGGTGGAATTGGTTCTTGAGAGCATGGTGCTGGCGGATATCATTACGCCGCTGCAAAAAGGGTTCGTCCTGTTTCCTGAGCGTCTATTATCCACGCAAGAAAGGGAGGAGTTGGGAGAAGGTTTAGGGGCAGCCTCCACCGAGGCCGCTATTAGCGCCCTCACAGAGATGATGGGCAATGTTGTCCAGTTCGCGGATGATAATTTTGACAATGCGTTCAATCGCATGACCACTATGCCGAGCGTGGGAACTCTGGCCGAGGCGTTCGACTTCTTTGTTGGGGAGGACTTGAAAAAGCCTCTGCTAGATAGTTCGCTACCAACGCCCGAAGGCGGCTGGAGGCGGCTACCGCCTATAGGTTTTGACGAGGTCACGCTGCGGCAGGCAGAGTACCAAGAGCGGCTCCTCGCCGCATACGGGCAGGAGGGCAAGAAGTTCAATGATCAGGTGACTGACCTGATGAGGCAGCTTGATATTGAGACCGACGCTAGCCTAGTTGTTGGCAAGACTGAAAAAGCCGCCACCAAGTTCGCTAACGCTCGCTTCAGAGAAGACTTGGATAAAGTGGCGGAAGAGGCGCGGGCGGCGGGAAGGACCAACTTCGAGGTGTTCCAGGCGGTTAACGATGCCGCTATTGCGTTTATGGAGCAGGGCCAGTACCAGGAGGTCTTTAGCCAGCATTCGGAATTCATAACTCAGCACGATCTTTCCACTCCAAGCGGTAGTGAAAAGTTCATTAAAGACAATTATTCCGAGGCGCGCGATCTAACTAAAGACCAGCTTGGCAATCTGAGTGACGCGCTTATCGGCGCAGGCTCTCGCAGCGAGGCTGACGCGATCATCAGAGAGAGGCTGGGCGACGCGCTTAGGGCGTCGTATCAACTAGGTGACGCTAAAGAAGATTTCAATAAATGGTACTTGGACGAGACCGGACGTGATCCATCCAGCCTGGATAAAGGCGTTCTAGCTCAATGGCAGCGGAATGTTTACCAAGCAGGGGGCATAGACAATCTTCTGCGATGGGAAAAACAGAATCTCACAGGAATCGTAGGATATCAGCCTGCGATTCTGCCTGACGGGTCGAGAGCGCCAGATATCCTAGAACCCGGCGACGACGAAGTCGCTAAAAGCCTGCTGGACTCTATTGAGTCTGTGAACACGGCGGCGCTTAATCGGGCTAGGCTCGAAGAAACGCTCAAGGTGTCCGAAGGCGGGAAGTTTAAGGGCCTTGAGCAATTAGCTTTTAATCTTGCCGTAGATAATGACATTATCTCGGCCTCGTCAAACCCTCAGTTCTACCAGCACTTCGTGACTGAGACGGTGCCGGCGATGGTTGAGGCGGCCGCATGGAATATAGGCGACTTTGAGACTTTAGATGACGTTACGGGCTTCTTTCTATCCGAGTTTGGAGTAGGGCCTGATACAGATAGGCGCCCCTTTCCGATCAGAGATCGCGCTGGATTGCCCTTCGGAGAGGAGGTCGCTTTTATTGAGGAAGCGGAGCCAGAGGCAGTTATCGGCGCAGAGAGCGGAATAACATCAATAGATATATCCGAGACAGCGTTCAACGAATTCATGTTTCCAGAGCCGGGAGCCACAGGCGCAACATTAAACAGGTCAGAGCGACTGGATATTTATAATCGATGGAAGTATGCCCAACAGATGGGGCAGGGAGTGACTCCATCGGGAGCCATTACGCCATTCACGGCGGGGCAAAGAGCGATGGGCATGACTCAGAGCCTGGAAGAGGCTCTGGCAGACAGAGAGACACAGCTAGACCCCGGCCAGATACCGGCGTTTCCAGAAGGGTTCGGGACTCCGTTCGATATACCGTCACCGGAGGAAGTAAAGAAATCCTCAGATATTGTCCTAGAGCGTAGGAGAAAAGAGGAGGCGGCTCTGGACTTCGCTAGAATTCAGGAGCAAATGGGCGACGACATGGCTGGCCCATCATTTGAAGAATACTACAAGGAACGAGAAACTTTAGCCGAGCTTTCTGCTACGTTAGATGTAGAAAGGCTTGCACAGGCAGGCCGTACAGCTCAAGACCCTTTATATTCCCCTGGAGCGACTGGAGACCCTGAAAGAATTAGGGCCATAGAAGAACAAATAGCAAAACTTCAGCCATTCTCTGATCAGATGGAGAAGGCCCGCAGGGAACGACTGAGAGAGGCTGAAGATTGGGAGTACGTTCAGGAGCAGGCCAGATTACGCAGGATGCCTCAACGGGCGTCAGCCACACAGTTCGCCAAGGCCATACGCGAGGCCGCGCCTGACGATATAGGCTTTCAGCAGTTCCTTCTTGGCGAGTCGGCAGAAATACAAGCCGGTTTCAAAGGAACTGCCGGAACTCCGCTGGACTTCTCGGAGTATTTCGTTGGCATCACGCCGGGTCTGAGGCAACGGTTCGGGGAGACTCCGCAGGGAGTGGCGTCTGAATTGATGCGGTTTGAAAGAGAAGAGCAAGAAGGGGAGCGCCTGGAGCGCGAAGCAGAGCGCGAGGATATTGAATCTGAAAGAGAACGAAGACGGTCGCTGAGAGGCCGTGGCAGAACAGAGTTGAGAATATAATGGGATCACCTCCTACTATAAAGGACCTGCGCGAACGACGCACAGCCCCATCGGAGCCACCCGAGCCAACGGCCCCGTCGGCTCCCTTACCGTCTATAACTTATCCCACCTTTCGGGAATCGCTAGTCACACGAGAGCAAGAAGAAATATCGACGCCTTTTGTCGCTCCCGCTGAAATAACAACTTTCCCCTCTTCCAGAGAATTGTCACAAACATTTGAGAGGCAGGAGTTGGGGACGGAGGTATCCAGGGGTTTCGCTGATCCAACAACGCCGATACAAAAGGCGTGGTTGGGCGTGTATGACATTCCAGTAGAGGGAATGTCCGAGACCGATTCTCGCCGCAGGCTCTTGGCAATGAGAACTGCCGGAGTTCTTCAAAATATGAAAACGGGACAGCCGGTGACGCGCCTGCCCATTGAGCATATACAGGCGCGAGCGCGTGGCATGGAGGGCTTTCCGTTAGTCAAGGGATTCTTTGAGGGACTCAAGACCGGAGCGGAAGCTACCATTGGCGATGTCGCGACACAGCTCACCGGAAGAGGCTTCATGGGCGATCCTGTGGACTTCAGGTTCCCGTCCACCTTTGAGCGCGAAAACGATATCATCTGGGTTATAAGCGGGCTGGAGCCGCAAGACGTTAGAGATATAGCGGCGCGAACTTTCCCAGAAGACGTCCCCGGTCAGCCAGTGACCGATCCCGTTCAGCTAAAGGAAGAAGCCGAGCAGAGAGAGGCGCAGAAACTGCTTGAGCGCGCTATCCAGATATCAAAGCAGCCTGGAAGCACACAGGAATCCATTGGACAGATGCTTGGCTCCATACTAACGCTGGGCGTGGGGGAGGAGCCAATAACCTTCCGAGACATGAATGAGATGAACCCGTTCCTGGCGGCGCTTTTGTCATTTCCAATATCGCCAACGGTCGGAGTTATGCCGTTAGCCAGGGGAATAGCAGTGCCGGCGACCCGCTTTGCGGCGCGACAAACGGCTATGGGATTATCGAGGCAGACGCAGGCGCTGACGGCCCTGTACACCCCTGAAGCGCATCGTTTGGGAATGAAGTTCGCGAACTATATAAACGACATAGACCCGATTATGGCTGGCAGGGTGAAGTCCGCCACTGTGCCTCTGCCGTCTTTTAATCTCTTTGGCTTCGATCTCATCCTACCGGGCCTGACTCGCGGCGAGAACCTGCTAAACCTAATGCGGACACCGCTTCGTTTGACTTTGGATGATGAATTAGCCACTCCCGTTATGAAATCGCGAGCTTCGTCTAACGCTAAAATCGAGAATGTGTCCAACGTCATATCGCAGAAATATCATGCCTTGATAAATGACGCTTTTGATTTCAATGACAAGAATCAGGTGATGCACTTCGATGGCATTGACCCAACATTGACAATTACGCGGGTTGGCCAGGAAGTGGCGCCTGTGGTTCCTGTCAAGATACTCTCGCCAACGATACAGGATATAGCCGCCAGGCTTCCTACCTATCGCCCCCACCTAAGTGACAAGCAACTAGATGTGCTGCGGCAACTGAAGGACGACCTAGAACCCTATGCCAAAATACTTGACGAAGCCGAAGTTGACAGGGGAATCAGGGCGGATGTCATGGAGGGCGGGTTCTATATCCCGCGAGGCAGGGCGGTAAAGGAAGGGCTGGAAACTCCGGTAAGGGTTCCTAGAGTAAAAACCAGGGGCGAGGCTCCAAGAGGGCCGGAGCAGCCAGAGACATTCACGTCGGCGGCAGAAGGCGTAGGCAAAGGATACCAATACCCCGCTATTGGCGAGGTGTTGAAAGAATACGCCACATACACAGGAGAGCGCGCCTTTGGCATACATGCCAAGAACTATTTCAGGGGCCTCCGAGACGCAAACGGAAGGTCTATTGTCCTAACGCCTTCCATGCTGGTCGATCCAAAATTACGCTCTCTGGTACAGCGCCTGAGACAGAAGATACGGAGCAGCAAGGCCACGATTGTCAAACAGAACACCAGGGAAGGCGTGTTGGAGATGTTTGTTCGGCGCGCGACGCGTCGAGCAGAGCAAGCAGAAGAGCGGGCCGAGGCCGCGGCCCAAAGAGCGCTTTCCAAAGAGGAACAAGGGATACTGGATGCTGACTTGGCCTTTAGCCGAAAGGAGCTTCGGACCGCTATCGCGGATGCTGTAGCCCTAGCTGAACAGCACGGGAAGAATGTCAGAGACCTGCAAACGTGGCGGGGGGCGCTGAACAAGAGCGAACGCAGACTTTCAAAGGATATTACAGAGCTAAACAAGGCCATTAAAGAGGGACTGGATTCTATCGAAATCGAACGGAAGGCTCGAAGAGATGACCCTCTAGCAAGGGCAGGGGGCCTTAAACGAACAGTTGGCGCTCACATGAGAATGGCTGACCAACTCACCACGAAGGTAGATAATCTCTCAGAGAGAGTGGAGAAGATATCAACCAAGGTTGATGATTTAATAGAGCGCGGCGATATACTCAAGGACCAGCGCAAGAACGCTCGGATCACGGCGGTAGAGATAAGGAAGACCGAACGCGCCATCATACAAAAAAAATTGAGTTTTGCGGCGCTCAATAGGGAGATGCGTGTTCTTGCGCGAGAATCCGATAGAGCAAATCGATTCGCCAATCAGAGCGGCGAACAGCTTCGGAACCAAGAGACTAGGCGCGCTAACACTGAGGCTATGCTGACGAGACACCAGGAAGAACTTGACGAGATAAGCGTCGAATGGGACAACATGATTAAGGCCGCAAAAAGGGGACCCCGCACGGGGTACGCCTATGTTGACCTACCGGGGATGCAAGGCCACTCCTTCCCTGAAGAAATGGCCGCAGCCATTAACAAGATAATGATCACGGAAGGCCCCTTGCGTGGAATCGGACAAACTGCCCCCTTTTCAACTGTTAGGTTTGTTAACAGATTGCTTCAGGGTCTTGAAACAACTGTGGACATGTCTGGAATTGGCATTCAGGGACTGGCCGGAATGTACGCGAACCAAAGGGCGTGGGCGTCTGCGGTGCAGGCGCAATTCCAGGCGTGGGGCGTTCACGGAGATCGAGTGCTTGGGAGATTTATAGCGCAGTACGATAACACCGCCAAGTCCACCGGGCGATTGACCGCAGGAGAGTGGGCAGGAAGCTATAATCTCTCGGTTCGCGGCGCTCAGATGGGAGAGCTTCAAGTGCCGCTCACAGGGGTGATCGCCGCGCTTGGGCGAGTCCCTGGGATTAAGCAAGCCAACCGAGCCTTCGGATTCTTTGGAGACACGATCCGGCTGGAGTGGGCCGACGACATGCTTCAGAACGAGCTGAGCATGGGCAAAACCCTGGAGCAGCTTCGGCGGAATGGCGACCTTGAGCGCATTGCGGAGATCGCAAACAATATGACGGGATATTCAAGAAATCGCACTGGCGGCGATTGGGGCGAACTGCTTTTATTCGCCCCAAGATTCCTACAGGCCCGTCTATCAACGGTCGCTAAGGCGGCGACTGGTCTCAGGCCGGGAGCCGCGCTTGACCAGCGAATAGCGCGTCGCTCCATGCTGAAGATGGTGGGCAGCGCGGTGATGTTGACTCATTTTATCAACTGGATGAACGGGCATGAGACCGATATGCGTCCGTGGGTGAGGGGCAATCCTAACTCTAACTTCATGAGGGCGCGGGTTGGAAATCGGGATTTCAGCCTGCTAGGAACCTGGGACTCTCTGGCCAAGGGACTCATGTTGACGTCTATGGGCAGGCCGCATGAAGTCCTTCGCACATTATCCTCGCCTGTGGTCCGTGTGGGGTGGGACGTGTTCTCTGGCTCAACGGCTATTGGAGAGAGAACCAGGGAAGTGGGCAGGGGGATGGCAAATGTGTGGTCTCCAAAGACTGGATACTACGCTATAAAGACGATGACCCCGTTCGCCTTTCAGGAGATACCAGAGGCGGCAAGGGCCGCTAAAAGAGGAGATATCTTAACGGCTGGAGTGACTATTGCCGGAGAAACCTTCGGGCTGAAGTCAGGCGCCTTGAGCTACACTGACCAAAAGGATTTTGCGCGACGGCAAATGTTTCCTGACACGGCTGAGAAAGACCTTACTGTCGCCCAAAAACGGATGATTAACGAAGACAAAGACGTTCAGACGGCGCTGCTTGCCCTGGAAGACCGTCGCGCTCCGATGAATTTGTCTCAAGTGATATCCAGTCGCTTTGACACCCTCACCGGTTTGAAGGAAAAGGGAGAATCAGAACTGGCAGATAATATACTTAGAGGACTGAGCGGAGATGATCTTCGTCAGGCTATTAAGACGTTCAAGCGCACGCGATTCGATCAATCCAATATTCTTTTAGGCGATGACGATATTCAAGCCGAGTTTAAGAAGAAATCTAAAAACCAAAATATCTGGGACACATTCGCCCAGGCTTTCTGGATGGCTGACGCGCCGAGTATCTATGAGACGGCTGAAGGGCGTGTGACTATAGAGATAGATTTCGATGCGCGTGACGATGCGCGCGCAAAGATTCTGGATCAGGCTGACGACATTGACGAGGATATCCGCGCATACATAACCGGGGTAGACGCTAACGGCGAGGTAGTTCCGATTGACCCGGTCACAGGAGAGAGGAACACCTACCGAGGCAAGAGATTTGACAACAAAGAGGTAAGGGAAATGATCGAGCGTTTTGAAGCCGATCAGGAAGTGATGAAGCCTTACCTCCAGGCAAGGCGTGACCTGGCCGAGGAAGAGGGCCTTCTGAGCCTGTATAGAGAGTGGAGGGCTTCAAACGACTCCGCCGTATTTTTAGACAACCACCCTCTCTTAAAGGCAATAATGGCTCGGGCAGATAGAAAGAAAATCTATATGCGCGAGAATGACGTTAACCTAGAGCGCAAGCTATGGATGTGGGGATATATCACAACGGCTAAAAACAGCCTATTGGAAGCAGAGATCAGGTGGCTTCGTAAGGAACAAGGCGGAGAGATAACCAATACTTTGGCGATTGAGCGAGAGCTGGCAGTGGCTCCCTGATGTTGCCGCAGGCCGTTCGATGCCCCGAGTGCCGAAGGAAGGTAGCCGAGGCCCTGAAGGGCGTGGCTCTATTCGTCTGTCCCAGATGCCGGACATCTTTTGAAATCAAACGACAGGAGTCGGTTGACACATATAGAATACGAGTGTAATACTAACGCGACAAGTCCATACGGCCCAGTGCGCGAAAGTCGCCTTGTAAAAAGGGCGACTTTTTTGTTTGGCGATCCCCCGAAAGGGGCTTCCCCAATGAAAGGAACGCAATGACACAGCAACCTACCGACGATACGGCGAACCTGCCCGGTGTCGAGCCTGCGATCACAGCCGACGAAGAGCAGCAACCCTTGAGTTGGGAGGAAAGAGCCACCGCTGCGGAGGCCAAAGTTGCCGAAACGAACACTGCATTTGACGAGCTAACCCAAAAGTTCAAGTCTCTGGAAGGCCGGGTGACCAAAGCGCAGAGCGTAGAGTCCATAGTGGCGGATTTTGGAGTTCAACTCGATGCCGTCAAGGACGCTAACTTTGCCGTCGCCCGCGCTCTTCAGAACGATGACACGGAAGCCCTCGGAACGCAGATGGACGCTATCGACAATAGACTATCTTCGGGCAGGACCAGGCAGGAGTTCACCTCCTTGAAGGAGGAACTCTACGCCTCTGTGGCAGACGCCGAAGGCAACTCGTTGCTGGAAGTGGACACAGCGCCGGAGTTGGCGCAGGTGCGCCAGACATGGAACACCGGTCTGGAGCAAGCCAACGAGGGCAGAACGGGAGAGGCTAGAGCGCTCATGATGCAGGCCATCATGGAGGCGCGAGGCATCACCCGCTCCCTGGAGCAAAAGTCCTACCAGAAGAGATTCGACGACCTCGAATCGCAGCATAAGGCCGAACGCGAGAAGTGGGCCGAAGAAGAAGGAGTCGGAGACATGAGCCTCGGAACGGGCGGTCCCGCCGTGAGCGGCGGCAACCTCCTCGGCAGGCTTGGAGACCCGAACAACTCCATGACTAAAGACGAAATAACGCAGGCGGCTGAAATGCTGAGAAAGCAAGGCATCCGCATCTAGGAGCAAGAAATGGCAGTAGGAAACACTATTACCGATTCCCTTGCCGACAGCATTCCGACGATGATCGCTGCGGCACGGATAGTTCGCGAGTTCGCAGGGGTCATGCCGAATCTGGTAGACCGCCAGCGACTTGACGAGAATACAGGAACGGTCTGGAACGAAGTCTCGATGGCAAAGCTGTCAGCGCAGGCCGTGACCGAAAGCACTGAGCTTGACAACCCACAGCAGATGAGCGACACGCTCCTCTCCATCACACCAACGGTGATCGGGGTGCATACTGTCATCTTGGATCGGGTTGCCCTTCGCATAGCCGCGAACGCCTATGCCCAGACAGGGTCTCTGGCGCAGAACGCCATCGAGCGAAAGAAGGACGCCGACGGCCTGACGGCCATTGACGGAGCGACGACTTCGTTGGGTTCTTCCAGCGCGGCTCTGGACAGCAGCGATATATCTTCGGCTGCTTACAGGGTAACGTCCAACACGACGGAGCCTGCGCCAGCCACTGCGCCAATCAATGCAGTGTTCCACGGC